TAACAGCAGGAGAAGACGGCGTAGTCAAGAAAAACAAATACTCCACTGGGACAGTGACAGGAACAACTCATTTAATAAGCGCTTACATGACAGACACATCAGGATCTGCAGTACTAGCTGACGCCGGAATAACTGAGACAATTTATACTCCTCTTACTACTTCATTCGCTTCATCAACAACTACAGGACTTACCCTCGACTCAGCGTTGAATGCGGACACTATTACTTGGACGCCAACAGATGGAACACTACAGACGTCTACATTTGATGGAACAGCTTGGTCAGTAGTAACAGGCTATACTGTGACAGTAACACCACCAAGCTCTGCAGGCGTCATAACGTCCATAGTTATAACAGACACATCAGGCGCAACTGAAGAGCTTAACACAATTGTTCCTACACATACAAAAGCAACAGGACCTGTAGTTACACCTCTTACAGCCTTCACTGACGGCGTCGACAGCACATGCGCACTAGTAACACGAGCGATGGTTATGATCCCATACGGAGTCACAATGTCTGTAACGGGATACATTCCTGCTGCACGAACATCTGTCATGACACTAAATACTTTTGCTCCATCTGGCGACGCTCTAACAGCCGTTACAACAACATTTACATTTTCACTTGACCCAACAAACGCTTATTACATTGCCAACGTATTGAATACTGATCCTCTTCTAGTAGAAGAAAAAGGTCACCTGCTTTACACTCACTACGAAATAGACGAGAATCAAGCAGCTGTTGCCCCTGTAGGAGCTACACTGACAGAAATGATAGTTACAGAAGATGCTGGGGATGCCGACGATGCATATAAAACTTTCGAACAACGTTTCAATCATGCAAAAACACCTTGGGTTAAGTCACAATCGTTTGGTACAGATAAATTCAACCTATTCAAGATCCACGCACTTTCAGATGGTGAGTTCGAAAACTCTAATATAAAAATATCTGTTATTAACTTACGTTACGACAAGAACGGTAGCTGGGGATCGTTCGACTTAGTAGTCCGCGACTTCAATGACACAGATGCTGGTCAAAAACATATAGAAAGATTCTCTAGCTTGAATCTTGATCCGACTTCTTCTAATTTCATTGCTAAAAAGATAGGCGATAAAAGAACGTGGTTCAATTTTGATAAACAAACACAACAGCTACAGACGTCAGGAACATATGATAACGTTTCAAAATACATCAGAGTAGAAATATCAGACGATGTATCACAAAGCCAAATTCCAGTAAATGCAGTACCTTTTGGGCACGCAGCATACGAAGAAATGACTGTCACATTGAAAAACGATTCTGATATGGTTATTCTCGGCGAAGGAACCATAGATTTGACAGACGTCACAGCTAATAACCTTCCTTTACCTTACAGACAAAATGTAGCAGTCGGTCTTGATCTCACTAAGAAGTCTTACTCTAAGCTTCACTGGGGATTTCAAATGTCAAAAGTTCAAGATATTGATGAACCAAATGAGTCATTTGTTCAAAGTACTGTTGCAAAGAATCTTGTTAAATTTTTACCAAACGGAACGCTTAATTCAATTGTTGCAACAACTGGTCACGAGTTTACGCTAGAGAACGTTGAGGCAAACGTAAGAGATCTATCTACAGACGCAGACGAAAGAGCAATTGACTGGAAAGAATCAAACTACAGATACGACTCTGTATTAGACGATCTAACAACAGTAACTCGTGCCCTAAAAGCATCAGACATCACCGGATCAACAAACTCAGCATATGCAAAGTTCACAATGCTAATGCAAGGTGGATTTGATGGCACAAACATCTTCAGGGAACAAAAAGCAAAAATGCAAAATGCAGCAGTTGTCTGGGAAATGGAAGATGCTTCAAATCAAGGTGGAACTTCAGGTCCAACGGTAGTGGCATACAGAAAAGCACTAGACGTTATCACAAGCAAGTCAGACGTAGAGATTCAAATACTAGCTGTACCTGGCATAAGACACAGTGCCGTAACTCAATACGCTATAGATGCAGTAGAGAGTAGATTCGATGCATTGTATATTGCTGATATTCTTGAAAAAGATAGTAACGGCGATACAATATTGTCAGAAACTCAAATAACAGACGTAGGTAATACAATTGCACAATTCGTATCAGAGGGTTACGACTCTTCATTCGGTGCAGCATACTTCCCAGACGTCATAATGACAGACCCAATCACAAAGACACAGATGAAAGTACCACCTTCAGTGGCAGTACTCGGAGCAATGGCTCTCAACGATGCTATAGCACACCCTTGGTACGCACCTGCTGGTTTCACTCGCGGCGCTTTAAAGGCAGTTGAAGACACATCAGCCAGCTTCTCTAGGGCAAACTTAGACGAATTATACGATGCAAAAATCAACCCAATCACATCGTTCCCAGGAACAGAGGTTGTAATCTGGGGTCAAAAGACAATGCTACAGGCTGCATCGGCATTAGATAGAGTGAACGTCAGACGCCTGCTCATCGCAATCAGACGAGCAGTCAAGAACATCGCCCTTAGTTTCTTGTTCGAACCGAACAGGGTAGAAACACTAGCGGCATTCGAGTCAAGAGTTACTCCTCTTCTACAGAGTATACAAGAGAAATCAGGGCTTGACCGATATAAAGTAAAAATCGATACCGAGACAACAACTCAAATGGACGTCGAGAACAACACACTACGTGGAAAAATCTACATACAACCAACTAAGACAGCTGAGTTCATATCACTTGACTTTGTTGTGTCAAATACACTGTAACAATATAATTATAAATAAGAAATTCTAGGAGAATACAAAAATGGCTACAACATTATCCGTCACCGACATGTTACCCAACAAGTTCGAACCAAAAAGAGGACAACGCTGGGTACTACAGATCGAAGGCATCGACGCTTTCTTGATCAAGACTGCTAATCGACCGTCAATGAAAATAACTGAGATCAAGATCCCATTCATCAACTCTAAGCGCTACGTCGCCGGCGGGTTTGAATTTGAGACCCTGAGCATAACACTACACGATCCTATCGCACCATCCGGAGCACAACAAGTGATGGAATGGGTACGTACTCACTTTGAATCAGTCTCAGGAAGAGCAGGATACGCAGACTTTTACAAGCGCGACATACAGCTTAAGCTTCTAGACCCAGTAGGAACAGTGATCGAGCTATGGGATATAAAAGGTGCTTTCATAACAAATGCTAAATACGGCGACCTCAAATACGACGGCGACGGAGACATCATGCAAGTAGATCTTACACTACGATTCGACAACGCAGTGCTTCAGTTCTAGTTCAATAAAAGACCCATAAGGGTTTACAACTTTTCTGTATACGCTATAATTATAATATTATGGCGTATATTAGTATTCAATGTCCACTTTGTGATTTTTCCTCTAAGATTGAAAAAAAGTTATTCACTCATTTATCAACTACACACAACATAGATGCAGAATTAGCATACATAAAATATAAAAAAAATGGAGTCAAAGTCACATGCCGATGTGGGTGTGGAAAAGTTCCTAAATGGTACGGTTGGAAAAAAGGTCATTCGAAATATTATCGTGGACACAATGCAAGAGATTATACGACGTTTACAGACAAAACGGCGATGAAACAAGCTGTTTCAAAGCGAAAATCGGGTTACGAATCAGGAAAATATAAAGTCTGGAACAAAGGACTAAGCAAAAACAATTCAGAAAAAGTCAGACAAATGAGCGAAAAAACGTCTAAGACTTTGACTGTAAAATATAAAACAGGAGAGTTAGTTTCGTGGCAAACTGGTCTCACTAAAGATACTGACGAGCGTCTTTTGAGATCATCACAAACAAAAAAAAGAAAGTACAGCTCAGGTGAGACAACTTCATGGAACAAGGGGCTCACTAAGGAAACTGATCATAGAATAGCAGCAGTTTCAAAAAAGATATCAGAGTCTTATAAACTGAGAATAGCAGGAAAACGACTATCTGAAGAAGAAGTATCTCAAAGAATAAAAGGAGCAAACTTCACATTCATCTCAGGAGAATATAAAACAAGAAAAAAGTCAAAATTATATGTAAAGTGTAATGTATGCGAAAAAGATCAATATAGAACGTTGTACTCTATAGATGAGTCATTGGCTTGTTTTTATTGTCAACCAAAAGAATCAAAAGCTCAACTAGAAATAAATGATTTTATATTGTCGCTCGGAATAGAGACGATTCTAAGTGACAGAGATGTCTTATCACCAAAAGAATTAGACATCTACATACCCTCTAAAAACGTAGCTATAGAATACAATGGTTTATTCTGGCACTCTGAAAGATACTTGCAAAAAGAATACCATTCAGATAAAACAGAAAAATGTAACGAAAAAAATATACAGCTAATTCACATATTCGAAGATGAGTGGCGTGACAAAAAAGAGATAGTAAAGTCATTGTTAAGAAATAAACTCGGCGTAGGAAATAACAGAATATACGCAAGAAAGTGTGAAGTAAAACAAGTATCAACAAAAGACAGAAAAATATTTTTTAACGAGAATCATATAGACGGAGATACAAGATCAAAAATAGCGTTCGGTTTATATTACGATGACCAACTTGTTAGCTGTCTTTCTTTGAGAAAACCTTTCCACAAAAAATGGAAAGACTATTATGAAGTTTCAAGAAGTGCAACAGCAAAGAACATTACAGTCATTGGCGGACTATCTAAGTTAAGCAAGACGGCGTCTAGATACGCGCATTTAAGTGACAAAAAAGGTTTATTGTCGTATGTTGATACTCACTATGGTAATGGTAACGGGTACAAAAAGTCAGGATATACACATCATTCAACAACAGGTAATATGTTCTGGTGGACAGATAATGTCAGGAGATACAATAGATTCAAGATTAGGGCAGATTCAAAAAACAGCCTAAGTGAATCCGAGGTGGCAAAAAAAGAAAACATGATTAGAATTTATGGGTGTAAAAACTTAGTATTTTTGTACGATTGAAATATATAGTCATATAGGGGCTACATACATGTTAAACTTTTTTTACAATAAAAATGATGAACGAATTATTGATGATATTACTACAAAGGTTCACGACGGAACAGACATCTATCTTAACTGGAAATTTCCAAAAATAGTAGAAAAAGGATTCACGTGTCAACAATGTGGTGAAAAGAAAAACATACACGTAGAATACGATATCACAGACCTCAGAGACATCGTCGAAGACGTAAATCTAAGGCTCAACCCATC